AAATTGTCTACAAATCCGGTATTGACGGTTTCTTCGTGACGAAAAACTACACTGGCAAAGACTCCACCACAGTCTGGAAAGCAGGATTCGACAGTAACGGCAATGCAGCTCTCAATATCCTTTCCGTGATCGGTATCCACTGGGATTGGGCAAGCGGCGGGACATTAAGCCTTGGCGGAAAAGGGAATGGAAACGGTGTTCTGAAAGTTTTTGATGAAAATGGAAAGTTAATCGGCCAGTGGGACAGAAGCGGTATTGTTGCACAGTCAGGGAAGTTTTCAGGAGACATAACCGGTGCCAGCGGTACTTTTTCAGGCAGATTGGATTCCCAGACAGGAAATATTGCAGGATGGGATATTTCAAGTGAGGGACTGAGTGCCGCAAAAATGAAGATCTACAGTAATAAGTCTATTAATGCAAATGATTCACCGGATGATATTTTTACTGATAATCCTTATACGAGAATATATAAGGATGGTATTACAACAGATCAGATATTTGCAAATGAAATTAATTTTACACCTAAAAAGGGCAGCACGTATTACAAAGGCACCACGAAAACAGTAACTGTGGTAACGGATGTAAGCGGTTCAACTGTTAAGTCCACAAAATTAACATTCATAGATGGAATGCTGGTTCATGAGACAGTTTAAAAGGAGGGGTAACATGGCGATAACAATGCGGCATGGTCCGTACAACAAATTTGATCCTCAGAAACTTCGTACCGGTGAAATTGCTGTAGTGACAGAAGGGGATCCCCATGCCAGTGACGGCAGGGCAGTTTACGTATGCTTTTCCCCGGGTGATGTAAAGCGGATGGCAACTTATGAGGATATGGTTGAGAACGTGGATGCTTCCTGTAAAGAGGTCATTGACAGGCACATTGATGAAAAGACCGGTGCGGCACTGGAAGCCTGTAAAGAAGCTGCAAAAGCGGCGCAGGATGCGGCAAAAGGAACGATCCTTGCAAAATCTGATGCTGAGCTTGCGACAGGAGCAGCCAATGAGGCAGCGGAAAAGGCTCTTGAAGCTGTAAAAAAGTGTGAGGGTCTTATGGATAACACGAGGGTAACAGCACTTGAAGAAAAAATGGAAAAAGTACTGGAACTGCTTAAAAATGTTGTGTCTACGGAGTAGACCCATGAGCAGGTCTGGGATTCCCCCGTAGGGAAAATAGAAACGGTAACTAAAAATCAGACACAGAAAGGAAAATAATATGTCAGTAAAAACAGTACAGGCCGTGATTAATGGCCAGACATACAACCTTACCCTGAACAGCAGTACAGGGAAATATGAAGCAACGATCACAGCACCCGGTAAATCCAGCTATACATTAAGCGGGCATTATTATCCGGTCACTGTAAAAGCAACAGATGATGCCGGGAATACCACTACAAAAACAGATTCAGATGCAACACTTGGCAGTTCCCTTAAGCTGCAGGTTAAAGAAAAAGTCGCACCGGTCATTGCGATCACAGCACCGACAGCAGGAAGTTACATTATCAACAGTAAACCTGCGATCACATTTAAGATCACAGATGATGATTCCGGTGTCAATCCGACAACCATTGGGGTTACGATCGATTCTGGTTCGAAAATTACCGGAGATTCCATCACAAAGAAAGCAGTATCAGGTGGTTACGAATGTACATACACACCAGACACGGCACTGTCTGACGGAAGCCATACGATCAAGGTTGATGCATCTGATTATGACGGCAATGCAGCAGTCCAGAAATCCGTTACATTCAAGATCGATACAGTACCGCCGACACTGTCCATTACTTCACCGGTTGATGGTCTTGTTACAAATCAGGCGGCATGCACAGTCAAAGGTATTACCAACGATGTTACTTCCAGTCCGGTTACAGTAACGATCAAGCTTAACAGCGGCAGTGCAGAGGCTGTGACAGTAGGATCCGACGGAAGCTTCTCCAAAGCCCTTACACTGGCAGCAGGAAGCAACACGATCACGATCGTTGCCAGAGATTCCGCTGGAAAGACCACAACGATCACAAGAACCGTCAAGCTGGATACCACACCACCGACAATCAAGAGTATCACACTTACCCCGAATCCTGTTGATGCCGGCAAGACATTTGTCATCAGTGTAGAAGCAACAGACTGATATGGTGTCAAAGGTCTACGGCAAGGCTGATGGCGTAGATATCACCTTTTATCATGACCATGGGGACATCTGGCAGATAGATGTCCCTTGGAATAATGATGGGAAATACACTGCGGAAATATTCGCGGAGGATGATGGTGGAAACATAACTTTCCGTTGTAGCGCATTGTTTGTGATCTCGGGGCATGAACTACAGGCAGTGGTAATGTTGAATGAAATGTCTGCGCAGGTTGGCTGTGAAAAAATAAAATACTGCACAGAGATTATAGAAGAGCAGTTTGCAGGATCTGTACAGGAAGGAGGGTATCAGATTGAGAGTGTCATATGTAGCAGAAGTCACGTTTGATTTTCCGGAGGCCAGATACCTTCGCGCGGTTGTAAAGCCGAAATGTGATGCGGATCTTCCCTTTTCAATAGACAATGCCCGGTGGGAGCTGTATTACAGGGATGATGACGGTGAGGAGATATTGGAAGACTCTGGCGAATGCGAGGTCAGTGCGCATGAGCTGTCAGCATTTATCCAGCCGCAAAAGACAGGAACATACAGATTCAAGTACATCTATGAGATCGCGGGTGAAACGTGGGTTGACAATGTAAAGATAAAGGCGGGGTGATGGGATGGCGGCAAATATTAAGATAGTGGATGTCAGCTTAATCCCAAACCCGGTTGCTGTCGGGGCAAGCCTTAAAATATCAGTAGAGATCCATAAGAATATTTGTTTATTGTCAGATTATGATGATTATCTGCTGGCAGACAGTGACGGCTCCTATATTGATGTACAGAGGGACACGGTGGTCATGCAGGATGGCGATAATATATTGGTAGTTGATGATGATGGTGAATTGATTGAGACAGAGGAGGATTAACAGATGATAGATGAACAAAAAACAAAAAAGATTGAAGATTTTCCGGAAAATGCAGAACCGGCAGATACAGATTATTTCCTTAATGCGACGGGGAATGTAATGAAAAAAACAAAAGTGTCGCAGCTGATCACGTGGCTGAAGGAGAAGCTGGGGATTAATGAACTAAACACGAAAATGAATAATTATGTTACTATTAAAAATTTTGCTCAAAAAATAACTCTGAAAAGTGGTGTTGCGACTGTAAATATCAGTGCTGCATTAGATGGTTATATACTTTTAGGAATCGTGCGATGCAGTTTCGCGAGTAGTTATTTAACTACGACTGGATATACATTAAGTGGAAATAATTTATCACTTAATGTACGAGACGTTTCGGCACCTACAACTTCCACAACGTCGACAAACTGCTATGTAACAGCATTGTATGTTAAAAAATAAATTGTTTAATTTGCGCCGGCGCAACCGGAGAAAGGATAAAAATATGAAAGAAAATTATATCAAAGCATTTTTTACAGGGGTATTTGCATTGATCAGTTCAATGCTTGGTGTGCTGACAATTCCGGTGATCCTGATGGTAGCATGTAATGTGCTTGATTATGCCACAGGATTAATGGCATCTACATACCGATCACAGGACATTAACTCTTATAAGAGTATCAGAGGAATCATGAAAAAGGTATGCATGTGGCTTCTGGTAGTGGTGGGAGCGGTAATTGACCAGTTGCTTTTATATGCATCCCAGACCGCAGGTATTACCTTACCATTTACGTTTCTGGTAGCCTGCATTGTAGCAATATGGATCATCTGCAATGAGATCATCAGTATATTGGAAAATATTAAAGATATGGGAGTTGCAATTCCGGCATTTCTTTTACCGATTGTAGAGCATGTGAAATCACAGGTAGAGGATAAAGCAGATATAAATAAAGATTCAGGGGGCGAGTGATCGTCCTCTTTTTTAATGGAGGTACATATGGAAATAAAAGGTATTGATGTCTCTGCATGGCAGGGCAAGATCTACTGGAAAAAGGTAGCTGATTATGGTATGGGCTTCGCTATTCTCCGGATTACAGAAGCAGGAAACATAGTAGATAAATATTTTGAAGCAAACCTGACCGGATGCAATAAACACAAGATTCCTGTTGGAGTGTACAAATATTCCTATGCTATGACTATCGCGGAGATCCAGAGCGAAGCCCGTAAGGTAGTCTCAACTCTGAACGGACGGAAGATCCAGTTCCCAGTATTCCTCGATCTGGAATATCACAACCAGAGAACATTTGGAGCAGAGAGCATCCACAAGATGGCTGATGCCTTCCGGAAGATCATTGAGGCAGCAGGGTACAAGTTTGCGATCTACTGTAATGTAGACTGGTATGTAAATGTAATCTGTAGTCATCTGAAAAAACATGACTTCTGGATTGCCCGCTATCCGGCGAATGACAACGGAACCCTGCAGGAAAGACTCCGGCCGGATTTTGGAATTGGATGGCAGTATTCCAGTAAAGCAACGATTCCGGGAATCTCCACAAAAGTAGACCGGAATGTTTTCTATAAAGATTACGCAGAAACAAAAACAGAACCAAAGAAGGAGGAAACAACAGTGGCAACCGATAAATTGAAAGAATTTAATGATCTGGGTGATTTCTATGCCGGAGAAGGAACCGGTAAGCCATATCTGGAAAAAGCTACACTTGCATATCTGGATGACTTCCAGCGAAATGCAGGATATAACAATTACACAAAGTTTGCCCGTGATGTCAACAGCTGGGGACAGCCGGGATGCCAGGGACAGCCATGGTGTGCGGTATATCAGTTCTGGAAACTGGTAAAAGTATTTGGACTGAAAAAGGCTCTGCAGATTATGGGCGGTGGCTTCTACAACTGTCAGAGCGTAACCAGACACGCGAAAGAAAATGGCACATGGAAGAAGACACCAAAGAAAGGCGCACTGATCATCTTCCGGAACGGTGCACACATTGGATCCGTGCGCACATACGATACAAAGTACGTATATACAAACGAAGGCAACACATCCGGTGCAGCAGGAGTAGTTGCCAATGGCGGCGCATGCCGGAATAAGAAATACAAGCTCACAGATTCTGCGATTGACGGATATGTCTGGATTGATTATGGCACAGCTGCTGATCAGACATCAACAGCGACGGCGGTTAAACTGAACAAGACACCGAAGTATGTTGCAAAGGTTACTGCAACAGAATTGAACGTTCGTTCATGGGCGGGAAAAGAAAACCCAACAATAAAAAAATGGCCGCTCCTGAAGAAAGGAAATCTGGTGGATGTGTGCGATACCATCAAAGCAGCAGATAAGACAAAATGGAATTACATCCGCATTGCCGGAAAGTACTATGGATTTGTCGCAAAGAAATGCCTGAAGAAACAGTAATATAAGAAGAAACTCCGGCAGGTACCCGTCTGCCGGAGAAATATTGTATCATCTTTGAAAGCATTAGAATATTCTGGTTAGTCACACGTTGGTCACAAATGAAGTCTGGAAACCCGCATAAATACGGCATTTCTCTCTACTTTGCCTTTTCTAATGTAAAAATAAATTCGGTGCCGATACCTTCAGTACTGATAACATTGATATGCTGGCCATGTGCGTTGATGATTTCTTTGACAATTGCCAGACCGAGACCGGTGCCTTTCTGGTCTTTGCCACGGGATCGGTCGATTTTGTAAAAACGTTCCCATATTTTATGAATGCTTGCTTTCGGGATTCCGATTCCGTGATCTTTGACAGAAACGAAAATTTTTCCGTTTTTTTCGGTGGTTTCAATCGTAATCGTCGAGTTATCCGGACTGAATTTGATTGCATTACTGAGAAGATTATACAAAACCTGCTGAATCTGTTCCATGTCGGCCTGTGCCAGCAGTTCCTTGCCGGACAGAATCAGCTCCAGAAGAATATTATGGCTGGTGCAGGAACCCTCAAAGGAAGCTGCGGTTGCTTTGATTACACCGTTGATATCAAAAGGCTGAATGTTCAGCATACGTTTTTGAATATCGAGTTCGTTGAGCGTCAGAAGCCCGCGGGTAAGCTTTTCCAGACGCTCTGTTTCGTAGGAGATGATCTTTAAGTACTTTTCCTGCATTTCCACAGGAATCGTACCGTCGAGCATTGCCTCTATATATCCTTTGATAGAGGTAAGCGGAGAACGGAAATCGTGGGAAATATTGGAAATAAACTGTCTCTGGTATTCTCCGCTACGATTCAGTTTATCAGCCATGTAGTTTAGGTTTTTTGCCAGATAGCCCATTTCATTTTCGGAATCAAGGGGGATCTGATAAGAAAGATGTCCGTTTGCAAATTCTGAAGCACCTTTTGTGATTTCCCTCAGTGGACGGCGGATATACCGGCTGTACCACAGAAAGAGCGCTGCTGCAACCAGATAAGTGATGATATACAGGAGCTGGATGATCCACAAAAGACCGCTGCGGCTCTGGTAGAGGTCACTCATCAGATAATGAACAGCAACATACCCTTTGATATTCATATCTTTAGTGATCGGAGCAATCGTGCTTAAACGAGCTTCCGGGAAATAACCATAGAAGTTCCCAATCTGGTAATAGTTGCTTCCCCAGGAAGCAGGATTAAAACCATCCAGATCAATCGGATGATCAGGAGAAATATCCTTGCGTGTACTCAGGATGAGCTGACCGTTGCTGTTAATGATCCAGATGATCGTATCATTACCTGTGGCAAGAGACAGATTGTTCTGGATTTCTTCCATATCAGAAGAGGTAATGCTGTGGCTGACCAGATCACTTTCGGCGATCCGATGCGCAGTCTGATACATATCGGAACTGATGGATTTTTCCAGCTGGTTTTCCAGAAGATGGGAGCCCACGTATGTTACCACAAAAAATCCGAGTACACCAAGCAGGATATATATGCCAAAAAACACCGATATCAGTTTCTTTTTCATTTGTTTTTGACCTCGAATTTATAACCGATGCCCCAGACGGTGGAAAGGCTCCACTGCGGATGATCTTTGATTTTTTCACGCAGACGTTTGATATGTACATCTACGGTTCGGGTATCGCCAATATATTCATATCCCCAGATATGGTCAAGAAGCTGCTCTCTGGTAAATACCTGATTTGGAGAGGCTGCCAGAAAATAGAGCAGTTCCAGTTCTTTTGGCGGCATATCCACCTGTCTGTCCATATAGGTGACAGAATAGTTGGTAAGATTGATCGTCAGATCCGGGAAACTTACACATTTTTCATCAGGGTTACCGGCTGGCTGACGAACCTTGAAACGGCGGAGAACGGCGCGTACACGGGCAACCAGTTCCTTTGTGTCAAAAGGCTTGATGATATAGTCGTCGGCACCAAGTTCCAGACCGAGAACTTTGTCAAAAGTTTCTCCTTTGGCAGAAAGCATAATGATCGGAACGTCGGAATTGTGACGGATTTCGCGACAGACCTGATAACCGTCGATTCCCGGAAGCATCAGATCGAGCAGAATCAGGTCAGGATGAAAAGTATTGAATTCTTTCAGTGCCTGTTCTCCGTCATTTACGATTCTGGTTTCAAAACATTCTTTTGTAAGATATAAAGAAATCAGTTCAGCAATGTTGTTGTCGTCATCTACGATTAAGATTTTCTGTTTTGTTACCATGGTATTCGCCTTTCTGTTATTTTTTGAATTCTACGATTGTAACACCGGCATCGCCCTCGCCAAATTCACCGAGACGGTAGGATGCGACATGCTTCTGGCGTTTCAGGTAATTGTGTACACCTTTTCTAAGTGCGCCGGTTCCCTTACCGTGAACGATTCGTACTGTTTTCAGATGTGCGATATATGCATCATCCAGATACTTGTCCAGCTCTGCAATCGCCTCGTCAACGGTTTTGCCGAGAAGGTTGATCTCGGTGGAGACGCTTGCAGATTTTGACATGCGGATCTTTCCGGCTCCGGTCCGGGAAAGAGAAGGTGTAGTGATCACCGGTTCATCAATCAGTTCCAGATCAGAAATATGAACTTTGGAACGGATGATTCCCATCTGTACAAACAGATATCCTTTGGAATCAGGGCGTGTACTGATCGTACCTTTGAGATTCATACTGAGGACACGTACAGTATCACCCGGACGGACATCTTTTGCGGTGAGCTCTTTCTTTGGCTTCTTTTTGGCAGCTGGCTGAGACATCTTCTGTTCTGTTTTATTGAGTTTCTGACGAAGTTTCTGACGTTCCCGTTCCACGGCCGCCGTATCTACATAATCATTATGGAATTTATGGAAAAGCTTCATGGTCTGATCTGCATAATCTTTTGCTTCCTGAAGAACCTTGTGGGCTTCTTCGTTTGCCTGACGGATGATGCGGTCTTTCTGAACATCCAGCTTTTCCTGTTTGCTTTCTAACTGTTTTTTAAGTGCTTCGATTTCCTGTTTGTATTGTGCGATTTCCGTGCGTTCGTTTTCAATTGTGACACGGCTTTCTTCGAGAGAAGTCAGGACATCTTCGAAAGACTCGTCCTGCTCATTGATCTGTTCTTTTGCTTTTTCAATGATGGACTGAGGAATGCCGAGTTTGGAGGAAATTGCAAAGGCATTACTTTTACCCGGAATACCGATCAGGAGACGATAGGTCGGGCTTAAGGTTTCTACATCAAATTCACAGCAGGCATTTTCGACACCTGAAGCGGAGAGGGCAAATATCTTCAGTTCACTGTAGTGAGTAGTTGCCATGGTCCGGATCCCACGCTCGTGAAGATAAGAGAGAATGGAGATGGCAAGTGCTGCGCCTTCTGTCGGGTCCGTTCCGGAACAGAGCTCATCAAAAAGTACGAGAGAATGACGGTCTGCTTTATCCAGAAAAGAAACAATATTGGTCATATGTGAGGAAAAAGTACTTAAGGACTGTTCAATACTCTGTTCGTCACCAATGTCTGCATAAACTTCATGAAAAAGTGCAAGTTCGCTGCGGTCAAGTGTCGGAATATGAAGCCCGGACTGTCCCATAAGAGTCAGAAGGCCGACTGTCTTGAGGGATACGGTTTTACCACCAGTATTCGGACCTGTGATGACAAGAAGGTCAAATGTGTCACCGAGCCGGATGTCGATTGGGACCACTTTCTTTTTGTTGATGAGTGGATGGCGGGCCTTTTTGAGATTGATGCGTCCTTCATCGTTAAAAATCGGTTCGCTGGCATTCATATCCATGGCAAGTGCAGCTCTTGCAAAAATGAAATCAAGCTGTACCATGATCTTAAGGTTCAGTGAAATAGTTTCCTGTTCCAGTGCAATCTGCTGGCTGAGATCTGCAAGGATCACTTCGATTTCTTTTTGCTCCTGTAACTCCAGTTCGCGTATGTCGTTATTTAATTTAACAACAGACATCGGTTCGATAAAAAGTGTAGAACCGGTGGAGGACTGGTCGTGGATCATTCCAGGAACCTGACCTTTGTATTCGGCTTTGACCGGAATACAGTATCTGCCGTTTCGCATGGTAATGACAGAATCCTGCAGATAAGTACGGGCACTGCCGTTTACCAGTGAAGCGAGCTGTGTGTGGATTCGGTCATTTGTGATTTTCATATTACGGCGGATCTGGCGAAGTGCCGGGCTTGCATCATCACTGAACTCATCCTCAGAAATAATACATCTGCGAATTTCGGCAGAGAGTGGTGTCAGTGGAGAAAGTACATCAAACATACCATCCAGAGAATCGACCGGAAGATCGTTTCGCTCTTTACGTGAATATGCTTTGACTCTGGAAGTATTTTCCAGAAGAGCGCAGATAGCAAGAATTTCCTGAATACCGAGAGAACTTCCGATTTCCAGACGTTTCAGGGACCCACGTATGTCTTTGACATTTCCGAAAGAAACAGAGCCTTTCTGAAAAAGTCTTGTCAGGGCATCCTTCGTCTGAATCTGCATCAGACGGATCTCTTCAAGATCGGTGGAGGGTTCCAGATTTTTACAGAGCTGCTTACCCATATAGGAAGAAGCTTTGTCTGTAAGTTTTTCTATGATTTTTGGATATTCCAATGCATTAAGTGCTTTTTGATTCATAATTACTCCTCGTTGCTGAATTGGCTTAGTTTTCCAGTTTCTATTCTACATGATTTAGGCAGGAATGAAAAGAA